TTGTCATCACTGAACCAACGAGCATAACCTTGTTTGCCTACAGTATAACTTAAGCCCTGTGATTTTGCAATAGCAGCAAGATGGCTGTCGGAGGGCGGGACCAGGTTGCGTTCCATCAGGTCACGCACAAGGGCGGCATCCAATCTGCTGGTCGGACTGACAAGGCCCTGCCAGCCGCGCAGGTAGGGTTTCCAGCTTTCACCGGTTTTCCAGGCGTTTGTGCCATAGACGCCAAGTACAAGGCGCTGCTTCTCCAGCGGCAGGCCGCGCAGCCAGTTATCTACTGCCTTGTCGACATTGTTTGCAGCTTCCGTTAAATCAACTTCGCCGCGTAATATTTCGCTCAGCCAGCATAAGCAGTGGGGATGTGCAGGAAGCGGCGGCAGTTTATCTTTTGGATAAACGCCTGATCCCAGATTGTACATATCAGCTGCCCTATACAGATCACAGATATCGTAAACTGGATGACGGCTGCTCAGATGCCATTTGACAGCGACCACAAGAGGATCGGCCAGTGTTTTGGCAAAAAAACCGTCTGCCCAGGCACGGCTGCTTTCGGTACGCGTGATTCGTTCGGCCACGTATCTGGATTTTTCATTCAGAGCCACATAAAGCGCATTTTTGTATGCTTTCTCGCTGCCGCTCCTGGCAGCTTCAAGAAGTTTATTGTAGGCTGATTTCAGGGCGGTATTAGGAGCGCCGTTTTGAGCCAGTCTGTTGATATTGCGAAGAGCAATTCGAGCCAGCCGGGATTGCTCTTCGTAGTTTTCCGGTGTCCAGCGCCTGAGTTTTGCCATATACCCGGCGATAGCCTGATCCGGAATCACTTGGCCGGCTCCGTAGCCATCATAGAGTGCTTTGGCGGCAGTACGCCAGTCAGAGCCGTTTTTCAGTGAGCGGCCAACAATAGTAAGGATCTGGGCGCGCATGTCACGTCCGACTGCGTGCAGCCGGGCAGACAGCTTTACGCCATCTGCTGTCCATGGTTTTTCAACCGCTTTGATCAGTAAACTGCGCTGCTCTGCCGGGATAAAACTGGGGTCAGCTATTCCAAGGCCTATGGCCGCAGCATCAGCTAAAACTTCCGGCAAGTCGCTAAGGAAAAACAGGTCAGGATATTTTTGGATCGCTGCATCTACTGCTTTTTCGATATTATCACCGGCGGCAAGCCTTGCCGCAATAAGCTGCTCTGCATCTGCCGCTTTATCACGCCAATCTGACAGATAAGCCTGGATCAACTTTAAAAGCTTTGTCGTATCCATCTTTATTCGGCCTGCGTACTGTCAAGCCTGGAAAGCGTCGCCTGTTGCCGGTATTCTTCGGTTATTGCCTGAATCTGGTCTTTTTTGAGATCAGGCAAATAGGAAGTTATAACCCGCTTAAGCACTTCGGTATTGAAAGTTTCACCGAAATTGAGCCCTTTGGCGGTTTCTGCGTTAGCCAGTTCGGTTGTGACATCAGATACGGAAAAGTCTTTTTGATAAATACAGGTATAGTCAAATTTCATGCCGAGCCATAGCGCGAACAGTTCTGCCAGTTCAGTTTCGGCAACGCTGATGTTTTCAGCAAAGCTGCCGAGCAGCTGGTTGGTCTGTTCAAAATCCCATTGCTTGGCGATGCCGGAGGATTGCGTGCGGACGCCTGTTACATTTACGACGACGGCCATGCGATAGATCTCTTCCTGCAGCATCTGGATCTGGCTGGCAAGCACTGTTGCGCACTCTGATGGCGGCGCGATAAAAGACGGGGTATGCCGGGCGTCCGGCGGGTAGGCCAGGGCGTTGTCTGTACCGATCGTCAGATCTTCGGCCTTGGCTGTAGGATAGGCCAGGATGCTGAAAGTCTGATTGCGCAGGATATCATCAAGCCAGCTGCATTTATTGTAAATGCTGCGGTTGGTCATGGCGATGCTGATAAATTCACTGGCGGGGAACATATCGAAGGGGCTGAGTTCACGGCTTGTCAGCCTGGCAACAGGAACGCGGCCAAGAGCATACTCGCCTTTGTCGACAAGACGCGTGCCATCATGCAGCCGCCAGCCGTTAGCGGTAAATATTCGTACAAAATCGCGTTTTGTTCTGGGATCGCGTTCTAAAAATGAAAAATAGATGATCTTGCCGTTATTGTCTACTTTGATTTCTTTGACGCGGTCCGGTTCCAGCAGGTACGCATAGGGACGTTTTTTGCTTTCGAGCATTTCGCCGATCGTGCTGCCTGGCTGCGGGGTGTTGTCACAGACTGCATAACCTACGCCATAGAGTTTGGCTGCCAGCGCCCAGCGCTTTACGAGTGTGCTGAGGTCTGTGCCGGCAAAGTCTGTGTCTTTTGCAAAATCCTCCCAGAGCGGGGCGATCTGCCCTGAATATTCCCGCTGCGGATCGCGTTTAAAAATCGGGTCGACATGCGCGTTGACGCAGGGAGCCGTATAATTCAGGTAGTAGGCAAGGTTGATGCGGCTCCGGTATTTATCCGAGGATTCGCGCTGATGCGGCGCGAGGTATTTGCCGTTAAAAAAACCTCTGTCTCCATAGTAGGCGTCTGATAGCAGGTTATATTCATCAATGCGATCATTTTTCATTTTTAGTCCTCCTAATACTTGATCTTGAAGGGTGTCACTTTGGCAGATTGCCATTTGGTGCGTCCGGCGTGTGCTGCAAGTGCCAGCGCCCAGAAGCGGTCGGCGTGTCCGTCGTCTGTTTCCGGGGCGACGTAACGAATGTTGCCGCCGGATGTAACTACTTTTCTGACGCTGTGCAGATCGTCGCGGATCCGGTCATCTTTTGGGATCGTTACCAGGCGGTCTTCAAAAAGTCCGCGGATGTGTACGGCCATATCTTCTTTGGTAGCACCGGTAAAGGTTACCGGCTCTACCTTGTGACCATAGTCTAGTCTGGCATCTTCTGCTAATTGTGCGCCGATGCCGGTAGCATCTATGCAGGCCCGGTAAAGGTTCGGCAGGTCGAGAAATTCGTATAGTAGCTGGCGCTGATCACGGAAGGTCAGGCCCTGCATCTCTTTGACGCAAACGGTTTTATATTGGTCTACGTTTTTTTCAAGGAGCCAGATGACTGAAAGATGCTTTTTTCGGGCAACGTCAAAACCCAGGTAAAGTTGTGCATCGGGATCCAATAGTGCGGGCATATTATGCAGGACTTTACCGATACTGCAGCCGTTGATGAGGTCAAAGGTAAGAAAGCTGGAAGCTTCGTCAAGAAATTTGCAGCAGTATTCCTGCATCCAGGTATCTTCGCTGCCGGCTTCGCGCTTCAGATCTTCGATGTTTACGTCAAGTCCTTCAGCTGCGGCCAGGTAAATATCTACTTCATGCTTGCTCCAGCCATTATCAGGATCAGAGACAAGCTTTTCAAACTGATTTCCAACACCGTTAGGAGTTGATACGATGCGCAGCTTGTATCCGCGTGTGATCGTCGGGTAAAGTGCTGCCCAGATAGCTTTAGAGTCATTATGGAAGGCAAATTCGTCCAATACTACGTTGCCGGAAAAGCCGCGGGCGGTATCAGGATTTGCAGGCAGTGCGATGATGCGACTGCCGTTGGGCAGGTTAAGCTCCAGCTGTTTATAGCTTTGGTTGTCTACTTTAAAATCAGATTCAACAGCCTCCAGCGCGTAACTGGCGGCCCGCGCATGCATCTGCACTTTGTCCATAAGCTCGCGTGATTGGCGTTCGCCTTTAGAAAGCAGAACCCAGAGCGTCTTGCGTTCCAAGGCGTCAAGCAGCACTTCAAGTCCTACGGCGAAGGAAAAACCCGTCTGGCGCGCTTTGTTGACAAGCTTGAATCTGCTTTTGTCTTCAATCCAGCGCTGCTGGTATGGCAAAAGCGGTATCAACGGTTGAGGTTTATTTTGCATAGTCCCTCCTTTTGCGGGTTAAAAAGCATTTAAACGCCTTTTTCAAGGCGTTTAATTTGTCAGGCCGTAGATGACTTCTTTGATAAAAGTCATTTGCTCCGGCGGCAGCGATGCCATGTTCGGCGTGCCTTGTTCCAGCTTTTTGATTGCCTCGTCAGCTTTTTTCCTGGCGTCTAGTTTAAGACGTTCTCGCTGTACGCCGCTGCGCTCCAAGAGTGCCAGGGCCTTGATGACTTCGGTTGCTTTCGCGCCTTTTAGCGAGTCGATCTCCATGATGTATTCCATGACGGCCGACAGAGCCATCTGGTTGGCAGCTTCGGCGATTTCCAGTGCCGGTCGGTCGCCGGCGGAGTCTACCACAGCGCGGGCCTGATCGCGAAAAAGCTGCAGCTTTTCCATCTGGGTTAAAAACTTTTGCCCGTAACGTCCAATGCTGGCTCGGCTGATATCTTCGCCCATATGCTGCAGGTATTCGGCTATTTCGTCATATGTTTTGCCACCAAGGATAAGTTTATCTACAGCTTCGCGCACTGCTGCCGGCAGCTTTGATATTTTGCTGTGGCTGCGCTGCTGAGTTTTTCGTCTCACACGCTCACCCCCGGATCAGGATCAATGTTACCGTCTACAAGGTCCTTTCCGCTTACGGTAAGTTTGACCATCTGCCGGGCAAGATCGATATCGGCAAAACCTACCTGCTGCAGCGTGATGTAATTTTTTTCTGCGAGGTACGCCAGCTGAGCTTTAAGTTCGCGCCTGGTGACATCAAAGCGGGCCGCAACGAGCGATTGCAGCACAAGCTTTTCGCTCAGGCCCACCGGATAGTTATAGTCAAGCACTGCGAGGATGCGTCCGCGCAGCTCTTTTGTTTCAATACGTTCGATGTTATTCATTCTGTTCTCCTTTAACGACAACTTGCGCCAGGGTTTTATCCACGCGATGCAAGGCGCTGAGTGTACGGTCCAGTTTAGAGTCTATTTTGCTGATCATGGCAATATATTCCTCTTTGGTCACAAAGTCGCGCTGGACATGCAGAGCTTCGCGGTTGAAATCTTCGCGCAGACGTTCGACACGAAGCCCGATATCAATAATTTTGGAGTCCTGATCCGTAGTTCGTTTTACAAGATCTTCTTTATACTCATTAAGATATTTACCACAAAGCGTGAGAACGCCTGAGATAATAGCCATAGCGATAGTAAAAAGCATGTTGATATAAGTTTGATCCATTATTAGGGACTCCTTATCTTGAATTATTTGTAGTAACAAACTTCGGACAGATAGTTTTTTAACTTGGCATTCAGTTTTGACTTGCGAATAATTTTATGTGTTTCTTTCGACTTTTTCTTATCTAGTCTCAATACAAGATCAATGATGTCAAGGCGCCCTGTAGTAAAGAGCATATAGGAGTTACTGTTTAAACAGATTTCAAAGAGGTCAAGCGTATCACTAGCTGTTATTTCATTAGAGTAGCCGCTATTATCTGTATATAGATATGGCGGATCGGCAATGATACAAACATCTTTCAACGAACCATACTCAGAGAGGACTTCGCGCCAATCCAGTGATACCCGGTCAACATTATTCAAGTAATCGCCGGATATTAAAGGACTTTTGATAAGATTGTTCCAGCAAGATTGGTTTATTTTTTCGATCAGGTCGGTTTTGTTGGCGGCATATTTTCCGCTAAACAGTAACCAGCTGCCAATAGTTATCCAATCTGAATCTTCTGGAAGCTTTTGGAGATATACATTCAGTTCTGTGAATATATCTGGATAGCTGCGAACATTTTTCCCGTTAGGTATGTTTTCGAAAAGCTTTGTCAAGTATTGATGGACTATGTTTGTTTGTGGTATCAATTCCAGGCGGTGATTGTAGTTGTCGAAATCGTTCCAGATAACGCGACTTTGAGGGTTTTGTTTTTTGATAGTGTTCGAGATAAAGCCGCTGCCACCAAAAAGGTCTAAATATACTTTGTGTCCGTTTATAATATTAAATGCGTCGGACAGACGTCCCCCCACATGTACTTATTGCCGCGAAAGGGGATCGGGGGTCTAGTGTTCTTAATAATTTGCTCTCCTAAAAAGTTATTTCAAGGCCAATGGCCGCGTATTTTTTTGCGTCCGGGATAGTGGCCATGATTGTGAGTTTTTTATTTTTTGCAATAAAATATCCGTAACTAAGCGCCGGCCCATCAGCGGTCTGCCATATGCCTACTGCATGGCGCGGTCTTTTTGCCTCAGCCAGCTGGTCAACGAGTTTAGTGACGTCAAGAGCAGCCTCCGTTTTACTTTCAACAGTAAGCTTGCCCGCATCGAATTTGTGCTGCTCGTTTTCAAGAGCCGGAAGGGTATAGGAACTATCGTTATATTTTATTTTTACCGCCGGAGCGTGCGCAGTGATCTCAGCGTCTGGATCATCGGCTCCGGTTTTGGCGACATAACCGACACTTGTACTGGTTGTGGCGGTCAGCTCAGCTTTTGACGTCAGCGGCAGTTCTTTTTTCGGCTTTGGCGCAAAATAAAACATCAAGGCTGCCGTTATCAGCGCGCCGGCGAGAAACGCAGCCAGCAGTTTAACTTTTTCCATCAAGCTTGCCTATAGCGCTGCTTGCACCGCGGCTGTTGATGAATTTTCCTGTGACCTGCGCGCCGAAGCATGCCGTCAGGATTGTGCCAGCAAATATTTCATAATGTGTCCATGTTTTTCCCTGAAGCAGCAAAAACATCGTTACGAAAATAAAAAAGGCAAAGCCGGTAATGGCCAGAACCGTAGTACAGCTGGGGTGTCCTTCTACATCGCAGATCAGGTCAAGAATAAATTTTTTCAAGGTATTGGCCCTCCTAAAAGACAATAAGATCAAGCAATTTGCTTGATCTTATTGTCTTTTGTATTGAAAATTTTGGCTTTTCAACGCGTTTAGTATTTTGCAGTCAAAAAAGGTTCACCTGATTTTCCTTCAGTATTCTTTTGTTTTCAGATCTCCTGTTTTGCGCAAGCAGGTTGCGCACATAGACCTCGGACACGTTGTATTTCCAGGCCAGCGGCCGGGTGTTTGAACCGTCGAATTCTTTTGTTATGGCCCGGTTTCTTGGCCCTTCCAGCACTTCGTCATACAGAGGTATATACTGCTGTATCCCGCCGCTGTACTTGCAAAGATCAAGGGCTGCCTTTATCCCGATCGCGGTTATTATCGGCTGAAACGACTGTGTAAAATCTTCCGGACGCACATCCGCTTCGAGCTGGATTTTGATTTTTTTATCCATCGGCAAGGTGCTCCCTTCGGCGCTTGATTGATTTCAGCGCTTCGATGATCTTGGAACAGTCGCCGGGTGTTTCTACATTGTGTTTGCCTATAGTCTTTTGACATAGGCTGCTGAGCCCAGCGTCTGTTATACCCATATCAGTCTGCATTTTCGCGATATGGTGCAGTTGAGCTGCTATTGGTTGGGTTTGCATTTCAAACCCCAGCCGCTGAAAGGTTTTTAAGAGATGCTTGAAAGCCGGTTGCTTTAGCTCTTTGGTGCTGTCTACACCATATTTATAGAGCAGGCTGCGGTAATCCTCTTCGCTGAGACCAAGCTTGGTTTTGGCAGTCTGCAGCAGTGTGACCTGTTTTTTTGTTATGGTGCTCGCCATTTTGCCCGCCTCCTTTGCATCAACTGTCGCCGGATGTGATTGTCAGGGCCAGTGTATCTTCGACGCTGATCGCCTTGGCCAGTTCTTCTATGTCCAAATTGGCAAGGTCGAAATATTTATTGACTAGTTCGGCGTTTTTGGCGGCTCTGATGGCATCCAGCTCTTCTTCCAGGTTATCTTTGCCGAGCCCCGCGGCTCTCAAAAGTTCTGAATCTTTTTTGTATTCGCCCTTGAGCTTCTTAAGAAGCACTTTCTCGGCGTCAGAATCGGCCCCCAGTGCGTTTAAAATCTCTTTAATATCCATTTCCTCGTAATCCAGCTTTAAAAGCGCCGTAAGGGCGATTTTGAACTTTGTTTTGATGTCATATTTGGGATCTGTCTTAACCCGGATATTTTCTTCGGCCTGGCTGCCAAGCAATTTTTTGACTTTTTCGTAATCCATGATATCAAGTCTGGTCCTGACCATGAGCTCAGCCCGGCCAGATCCCGAAGCTGCATAAGCGTAGTTCAGGTTACGGTCGCGCATTTTGCTATATAAAGCAGACTGTATTTCTATTTTCAGTGTTTCCAGTTTTTCTTTGGCGATTGCTATTTTTTCTTCCAGGAGCACCGCGTCGTCGATGGCTGCCTGAAGATCTCTCGTATTATTCATTTGTTTGAGCTCCTTTGCGTTTTTTCAGGGTTATGATTTTTTCTCCTGAGGGCAGATCCTTCAGGCTGGCGATAAGTTTTGTGCCTGGCGAGAGCTGCATTAGACGGCGGATAGATACCGGGATTGTACAGGTACCGTTTTTTGCTATTTTTACAACAGATATTATCATGGCAGATCCTCTATGATCTCTATGCCCAGGGCAGCGAAACCAGGGGCCAAAAATTCACTTTCTGTGATGATATATGTTATTTCAGCCCTTGATCCGCGTCCGGTATAGCCTGTCTCGGGCTCCCATTCTTTAAGGACAAGGATGTCTGCTACATGATAGTCCCGGTCATTTTTACGCAGCTCGAATTTCTTGATCCCTGAAGCTGCTGCTTGGTAATACTCAGGCAGTGTTTTGACAGCGTGTGTTTTTTGAGTTCTTTCTGGTTGCGGCAGCGGTTCGCAGGTTATTTCTTTATTGCAGTAGATGGCATCTGGGTCTAAGTATACCGCCCAGCATCCAGGAAAGGGGTGTGCCATTTCTACATTTGCTATTTTTCCCGTCACGGCGCGACCTGTGCACAATCCCGCTTCCGGCTTGCATTCTTTGATCACGAGCCAGTCACCAGGGTCTAGTCGGAGACGTTTGTCGTTTATTAAAATTTTAGTGCCTTTGCCGGATGCCTGTTTTTCAAAAAAACTCCTGCGGCAACGCCAAATAATGAGTTTTATGTTTATGTCCTTCTTTTGTTTCAAGGATTTCGTTGCATCTGATTCTCGGGCGATAGGGAATTTCTTCGGGCAAACGATCAGAGGAATTATCGAAATACTGTGGGTACAACTTGTTTATTATCTTTTTCAAAAATTCAACCATCTTTTGATCCTCTCCCATAGTGATATTTTTTCTTCCTTTGGTAGCAGCACACTCCCGATTTCATGAGATTTTATGCTGCTCTCCAGCGAAGCTGTTATATTGTCCAACTTCTGACTTTTGCGGCCTATTTCACAGCGCCGGCAGACTTTATTTTTAAAGGCAGCTTTAGTGGAGCGGTTTTTGTTCTTCGGCATCTGTTTTTTGCTCACTTGATACTTCCTCCTTTGCGTTTTCCAGTAATGTTTCAAGGATTATTTGTTTTGAAACACCGGTTTGATCTTGGAGATTACCGGCTATTCGGTTCAGTACACGGATTCCGAATTTTAAAAGTGCGTCCGGATCTTCATAGTGTCCGAATGTATAATCTGATTTTTCAAAGCAGACGATCAGCGGCGCGCCGCTGTTTATAGCTCTGTTTAATTCGCTTTGCAGTTTAGTTATTATTTCTTTCGGGGACTTGCCCCCCTGCAGTAATGTTGCTTTAGACATTTTTGTCCTCCTTATTTTTCAGATATTTAGCACAGTATTTCCAAATATGCTGGGCAGGGATCCCGACTCTGGCGGCTATGGCTCCGTATGAATAACCGGCAATAAGCATTTCAAATATCTTGTGACGATACGCCTTATAGTCGTATTTTGCTTTCTTCGTCCTATTTCCGTATTCTTTGTACGCCGGTACTTCTGGTGGCGGATCAACACTTTTTCTTGTTTTTGATTTCAGAATGTCTGCCTTTGTGTGCGGGATTTCAGCTGCCAGATCGTGTGATCTGAATACCTTATCTGCAGCCTCGGATCTGTCCTGTGGTTTTATCAGGTGTGTATATTTACCCGAGCCGAGCGGTGCTACTGCTTTGACCTTTCTTTCCCGGGCTGCGAGGCAGCCTTTTTCAGAATTACTCATATGATGCCTGGGAGGCAGCGGAGGAAGTTTTTCCAGGACTACCGGTGTAACCTTCGGCTCGCGGTGCAGACCGCGATAACAGGGATTGACGTGCATACGGCCGCAATAGCCTGCATCCGGTGCGGTTCTCTGCAGGTGGTAGCATTTGCTGCATTCAATGACTTCACCCACCAATAACACCCCCGTGCCAGATAAAGTATTCGACGATCGCTTCGGCGGCATTTATTCCAAGGCTAACAGCAAGGCAGAACAGAAATACAAGTAACAGGAGAATGATTGCTGATATTACACTACGGGCGATTGTCCAAATTATAGCTTCGGCGGTTGACATGTCTTCGGTTTCTTTGGTGTCATTCATTTTTTGTATGCTCCTTTCATTGTAAAGAAAGGCAGATTATCAGCGCTGTAGTATTGCGGCAGTTTCCCATCCCATTTGTCGATAGCTTTTTCTTGAAGGACCAGCGGGCTTAAAGATTTTTGCTTTTGCAGTTGAGCTTCAGCCTCAAGAGTTACACGGTCTAGGTCATATTTAGCCTTCAGCGCGCCTTGCTCTGCAACTTTCTTGCTTTCTATAGCTTTGTTGTATTCATCGGAAAAATCATGGTTAGTGATAAGCAAGCTTTTTACTACGATGCCGCTATTAGCGGTTTTGGCAACAAAAGCCTGATTGATTTTGCTCGAAATTTCTGTGCGTTTTTCAACAAATTCTTCAATCGGATAATTGGCAATGACGGAGTTGGTTATTTCCATCAAGGTCGGTTTGATCAGCGTTGCTTCATAGCCTGTGCCATATTTTTGATATACTGTTCCTACACTTTGAGGGTCAAGGGCGTAAAGCAGGCTAACGTCTACTTTGATAGACTGCATGTCGCGGCTTGATACTTCCGTTTCCACAGCATAATTAACATCACGAATATTCATTTTTATGACCTTGTCGATAAGCGGTAGTTTGAAGTTAAGCCCTTCGCTCATGATTCCGGCATAGCGACCCATTCGGAGTGTGACACCGCGCTCGCCGGTATCGATGATTTTAAATGGGAGCAATCCCAAAAACAGCAAGGAAATCACAACAATGCTGATCCCGATGGTTCTAAAATAGTTTCTGCCGTTAAATCCGTCTTTAAAAAGTCTCATTTTTATCTACTCCTTTATCTGTTTCTATATATGGCTGCAGGTCATTTTCTTCACGCCAGACAGCATGAAATCCAGAGTGTTCTGTTTTTACGAGGTAATTTACTTTGCCTTTGCCACGGTTTATTTTTACTGCTGCTATGTAGCCTTTGCCGGCCCTGCTTTCTATTTCTGAAAAGATCGTGTCTATTTTGTACCATACGACGTCACCCATTGAAAATTGAGCAGTAAGCACTGGGCGCGGCCAGCCGACAAACCATTTCAGCGCTTTGATAATTGCTGTTAAAATATCGCGCAGCATATTATATTCCCTCCCTGGCGTCAGCGATGCGGTAGTAATAACTTGCGATAGCGTCGTCTTTTGTTTCCCAGGCTTCAAACCATTCGTTGCCTTTGCTGTCTTTGCCCCAGGTGGCATACGACTTTTTTAAATCGGAATTAAAACCAAAGGCTACACGACTTTGCCCAATATGTGTAAGTCTCATGAGTTCATAATTATTTTGATCCATTGTGCCTCCTAGACTATTGTAATAACTTGCTCTGCTGCCTGAATATGGCGGATAGACAGCTTCTCGCCTGCACTATGAGCCATTTTGAGGGCAAACAGGTAAAGCTTGGTCATAAGGCGCAGCGCTCCGGTCTTATTTGCGGCGCGGTGCAGCTCATCCAACGCTTCTTCGTCAAGTTCTACACCATTTTGCAGAACGATCGCTTCAACATCTTCCAGGGGCACCGACTCGTTAAGCTGAATTTTTACGCTGCGGCTGAAAAACTGGCCTGTGATCAGTTTGTTTTTTTCGGTGATCTTGTCCATGATCGTCGGGTTTGATATCAGGATCAAAGGTACGCCTGTAGCGTCGTAAATGGCCCGCAAGGTCTCTATGGCTTCAAGGCGCAGGAAGTGTGCTTCATCAATGATGATGGGGCGATTGGTCTTTTCAAGTGCTTTAACAATAGAGCGATGCATGCGGTCAGCTCTGCTGTCTGTTCTCTGGCGCAGCGCTTCGAGTATTTCTTCCATAACGCAGCGCTTGGTGGCAAGGTTCGGGTTGGCCGTGATAAAAATGCTTGTCGGGTTATCTGCTGCCCAGTCTCTGGCGGTAATAGTCTTGCCGATCCCGGGCGCGCCATAAATGACGATGATATCGTTGCGATCCCTGGCGTAGTCCATGCCGAATTTGATCTGCCTCATGATGTTGGTTTCGATGATTTCAGGGGACCGGATCTCGCTGATCGCCCGGCTACGACTTTCATCTGCTGAAAGCAGGGCCTCCAGTTTATCTGCGATTGCTTTCTGGTCGCCTTTATAGCTGCCTCTTAAAAATCCGGACAGGGCAGCTCCTGATATACCTATTTGATTAGCCAGTTTTTGCTGACTAATATCTGTATGTGTCGCAAGATATTTTTTCACTCTTTCGATTAAGTTGTTCATTGTGTTTCCTCCTTTTAAACGAGCTTTATATTGACTTTAACTGTTATTTTGATATGATATTTACGCAGGTGCGTTCAACTTCGCCTGCGTTTATTTCGGGAAGGCAGCCGCCCGCAAAGCGGCTGCTTTTTGGTTTTTCTTGCCTTAATTTTTCTGTTATAATTTAACCAGAAAGGAGGCGATGGTGTGACCAGTGATAAAGAGATTACTAAGGATATCCTTGTCGCCGCTATAAATCGCGGGTTGCTAGATATTCCGGCCCCTCATGATCGCAATAGTGTTTCTGCCGTCAACCAAGAGAGAATAGCTTTGGTTGTTAAGGCCTACAAAGAAATTAACCAAGCGGTCAAAGAATCCTAACTTAAGTTTTTACAAAAAGAGTGCAGTTGCAGCTGTGCTCTTTTTGTATTTCAGCAGCGACGGCAACAGCTTGTTTTATTTTTTCGTATCCAGGTTCATAAGGATCTAAATGAATCTCCAGATAGATTTTTAGCTGCTGAGATGCAGGATAAGATTGCTCACTTGTCCCTGTTCCAAGGTCTTTGTCTGCTACTTCGTGAACTGGCGGCATCGCTGGGTCTTTCGGTGCTTGAACCGGTGTTTCTCCGATGGGTTCACCTTTTAAATCATAATACCTGTAGACTCTTCGCCGCGGGTTTTCAATACTGCCGTCACCGACTGTGCATGTACTTCTAATTGTTGGATAGAGCTCTGATTTTAACGGAACCGAGTCTTTCGAGGGGTTGTAGAAGTTGTTTTTGTCCATGTTTTGTCCTCATTTCTTTTTTATTTTGATTACACTTACTTTTTCCAGCGCTCCTTTCTTGGTATTATTGTCCCCTGCAGCATAGCTTCAAAGGGATTTATATTTAAGGTATCGCCTGCAGCTTTAAGCCGTTTGGCGCTCCTGTTGACTTCTCTTGACGTCTGTACCAGCTCGATGACGTCTGTCGGTTCCGGATCTGGGGCAGGTTTATTCTTGGCGAACATGGCGGCAATTTCCGAGATACTCGGCAAGTCGGCGGCTTTGGCAGCTTTTGTGAGCGGATGATTTTTAAGCCGCTTCATGGCTCCGGTTTTGCGGGCCATTTCCTGAGCCAGAAGCTCCGGATCTGCTCCGATAGCTGGCAGCGCTTCGACGCGCTCAGCTGTGCCGAGATATTCATCTTTTGTACTATAGACGTAGATTCTTGACAGATAATCTTCGTCATAGCGAATATAGACGCTCTGGCCTTTGATGAGCAGGAAATCCGGATTGTAGTATTCCTCGCCGCGGAAAGTGATACCGTTGCGGCCGATCTTGCGCGGATTGGTTGACTTCATAAAGAGCAGCTTGCAGGTGTCCGGAGTCGCCCGGCGAACCGGCAGGCGCGTTCTGATAAAGGTTTCATCCGGGCACTCAGCCTTGCGGCCTCTGCCGGCAGCTGACGGCGTTTTATTCCATATATGGCGAATGTAAGTATCAAGGTCTGCTTTGAGATCGTCAAGCGTCAAGACCTCGCGGCCTTTTTTATGGGTTTTAAGCATTTTCCTGATAGTATCGTTATGATCTTCGGGGCGCTCTATGGTGGATCTGCCGCAGTAGGTGCTGTAGTTCTTGCTAAAGCGTTCTACAACGTCCTTAAACGCCCTTTCAATGACCTTTGCCCGGGCATTTTCGACTATCGCGTAATGGACTTTGATATCCAGGTGAGCTGTAAGGCTTGCGACCTGCTTTCCTTCGGCTATCAGCCTTGCCTGATCATCCTCGCTCATGGGTTTGCCTCTGTAGCCGCGTCCGGCGAAGCGATACGAGCAGTAGTCGCGGCCATTATCTATGTAGATTTCACGCGGCAGCCCGATAGCCGGATCCATGGCGGCTTTAGCAAGCGAGCCGATGATAGTATTCGTGCATGGCGAAAGTGTTACCATCCAGCCGACGAATTTATGGCTGCGCATATCAAGCCAAGCCGTGAGCCATGGCCGTTTTGCTTTGCCATTATGGATGACCATGAGATCCAGCATATGATGATCGCCGACGTAGATCTGTCCAGAAGAAATGCTGTCCGGGTCGCGGCGTGTAAACGGCGTGGCGTTGTCATAGGCGTTTTTAACGCCGAGACGCTGCAGGCGGCGTATACCTTCCGGGATATCCGTGCGCACAAGCCGCGCAACGGTCTCCTTTGTCGGTAACCACCAGCCTTTGTCTGCGCCTTCCAGTGCCACAAGGTCATAACAGTAGCTGATAGAAAGCCGCTGCGGGCGGAGATACAGCTCGCAGAATCTTTGCCAGGCTTCGGGGTGGATCTTGCGCTGCGGTTGGGTTGGTATCTTGCCGAGCAGGCCGTCCATGCCTTTTTCGCGATACGCCTTTTCCCAGCGGTATAGTGAGGCCAGACTGAATTTAAGCTCTGGCCTGCAGCAGCGGATATCGGCGGCAAAGATTTTGAATATCTCGGGCTTTTTAAGCTTTGAGTGCCTGCTGCAGTAGTCTTCCCATTCTTCCAGCAGCCAGAGCCGCTGCTCTGCCTGGTCGCGGATCCACTGCGGCGCTGTTTCATACGCTGTTTTGACGGTTTTTGTCTGCGTTTCCATGTATTTCCTTTGCGCCTCCGGCGGCAGGTTATGCAGTGGGAAGCGGTAAGAAATTCCAGATGATCCGCCACCAAAACTGCTTTTTACTGATATAGCACCATAGGCATCGGCCAGTTCGCGCGCCCATTGTTTACTGCACCCCAGCAGCTCTGCTACCTGTTCCACCGTTAGGTATGTATTCTGTTTTGATTGGAGATTGGAGCCGGAGATAATCATTGATCTAACTGCCAGTCTATGTATTCGGTTTCAATATCCAGGGCAACCAGTACGCTTGAAATGGCATCGCAGCGTCCCTGACAGTAGCTTTCGAGTGTTGCGTCTTCATTGCTTAAAGCGCGCCCTTCGTAGTAGTCGGCCAGCTCAAAGAGCTTTTGCTTTGCTTTTTTCTCCATGATTATCCCTCCAGTTGGGTTAGTTGCTTATAGATTTTTTCTTTTTTATGTCATATAATAATATTTAATTATTATGTATTGGGTGGTGAATAAATTGAATGAAGATGATTATATGAAAACAAGAGTAGATGACCAAATAGAATGGTATTCTCAAAAAAGTTCAGATGCTCAATGGTGGTATAAAGTCTATAAACGCATAGTCCTATTATTTTCAATGTCTATTCCTATTGCTGCCTTAGTTTTTAAGGTCGAAGGTTATTTGAAACTATATGTAGCAGTCGCTGGAGCAATCATCGCCATAACAGAAGGGCTTCAGTCTTTAAATAAATATCACGAAAATTGGATATCTTACAGAGCGACATCAGAAACGCTTAAGCAAGAAAAATACATGTATTTAACAAAAGCAGGAGTATATTCTTGTTTAAGCGATGAAAATAGATTTCAAGATTTTGCAGCTAGATGTGAAACAATAATATCAAGCGAAAATATAAATTGGGCACAGTCGCAGCAACACGAATGTGCATCCGCTAATCATAAAAACAGAGTTAATTCTTCGTCTTCTTGAGCTGGTTCATATGTTCTGTCAAAAACATCAGGTTTGCATGGATATTTTTCGCCTCTAATTCCGGTTATTATCCAGTCGCCTGGAGCTGCTTTCATTGGACCTTCTAATGTTTGAATGATCAATTCTTTATCGGTTTTATAGGCTTCAATAACTATTGGTTTTTTCTTGAATTTCATATATTACCCACCTTTAACTAAATTTTAAGGAGTGATTAAAATGGCAACTTACAATCTATTTATTAGCCATGCATGGCACAGAAACGAGCATTATAACAGGATTGTAGAATGGCTAGACAATAGCATTATATTGTGGAGAAACTACAGCGTTCCTGAACATGATCCTTTGGATGCTAATAATGCTTCGAAATTAAAAGCTGCTCTTACAGAGCAAATACGACATGCAAGTGCAGTTATCATACTTGCTGGAATGTATGCAAATTATAGTGGTTGGATTGATTATGAAATAGACGAAGCTGTAAGAATGGGCAAACCAATTATTGCTGTCGAACCTTGGGGGCAAGAAAGAATACCTTATAAAATTTCTAGCTGTGCGACAGTAATAGTCGGTTGGAATTCCTCTTCAGTAATTAACGCAATAAGAATGTATGCTTGCTGAATTCTATCAATTAACTCTCAAAAGCTGCGCTTCTGCGCGGCTTTTTTATTGCGCGAATACTAACTGTAGGACAAGGGTAAAAATAACGCCACAAGCAAACCACGCGGCGTTTTCCGATTCGCTTAAAATGTACCAGATTGATGCGTATATAATAGTAGGTTTCATTTTTTACCTCCTTTGTTCTTTTATCTTAAATAGCTTTTCTATTGAGTTGCTGCTGTTTAATGCTTTCTTTATTCGGAAGCTTTCATCAAGGGAAAAGGGGAATTTTCCTGAGAATTTTCCCAATAAAGTTGAATATTTTATGCCCGTTTTTGCAGATAAAGTCTTCTTGCTCCATCTTTTTTTTAACAGCTCTATTTCTATGGCTTCGTACATCCTCAACCCTCCAATACTAAATTTCGTTTTATAACACGATTTTAACACGGAATTTAGTAACAGTCAACGATAATTTGCATTCAAAACACAAAATATCGTTTTTTGTGTTGAGAAGATTTGTTTTTTTTGGTAGTCTTAGATATAAACTTTTAGCAAAGAGGTGTTAGGTGTGAGTATTATGTCAAGAGAAGAATATTTGAAAGAATTAATAAAGCAAAAAGGATATGGAAATCTTAAGCAGTTTGCGTCTGAAATTGATATTCCGTATACGACTTTGTTATCTATGCTGAATAATGGGATTGGAGGAGCTGCGGTGGGAAGTATAATAAAGATATGCGAAGCTCTTGATATTTCAGTTGAATCATTAAAAAGCGAAATGATTGAGCCATCTTTGAACAACGCTATCTTTAACTTATCTAAAACCATTCTTGCAGATAAAAACTTAATGAATTTATTGCTAGCCGCAAAGAACTTGGGCGAAAAGGATATAGAAGTGCTTGTTTATCTATCTCAAAAAATGGAAAAATCAAGCGATATATGATTATATTTACAAAAAACACCATAATAGGAGGGGTTTTGCTTGTATAAAATAGGTTGTCGTATAAGGATGTTCAGGGAAAGAAAGGGGCTCAGCCAGAAAGAGTTCGCCGCGGCAATAGGGCAAAGCAATTCAACGGTATCAAACTGGGAAAGAGGATTGACACGCCCAAATGTAGATGTTTTGGTTAAAATTTGCGAGGTTCTGGCTGTTCCAGCAGACGATTTGTTGGAGATACTAAACATAAAGGATGGTCTAAGCGAGACAGAACGACTACTGGTATCAGCTTATCGAAAAAAAGCGGATATAAGGAACGCGGTCAATATTTTGCTAGGTGTAAAGACGAATGATTACTGCGAAAATAAATAAAATGCCTTGACTGGCTTTCATCTAAGTGTATTTTTATACGTTAATCCGCTTGGCTGTTTATTTTTATACAAAAGTTAGTGGGAAAGCACAAAACAATCACCCACGGCGCAAAATCGCCGTTTCCTGCTTTCCCACTAACTTTCCCACTTATATAAAAGCCTGGATAAAATTAAAACCCCGCTTAAAGTGCCGCAAAGGCAGTTTTAAACGGGGTTTTAACGCTTTTTATATTATATTTTAAAATTTTTCACACGGCTACAAGTGTACACGGGTGGCCGTTTTTTCATGCACGCCGTGAGATTTTTACCCTCTCGGTGCCGATCGTCAAACTCCGCACCATCTCAAGCTTTCCCGCCTTTTCTCGGGTTATCTCACTTTCTTTTATTTTCTCATATCAAATCTCTCGTTATAACTAAAGAGCACTGCAGTTTTTTCTGGAATATTGGTGCCGTCTATTATAGCATTGCCTTCAATCAAAAAGATAAAAACATTATCCTCAGTTTTAGTTGGCAGTGTGATTGACTTGCCTGCCTGTAGTTCTACATCATAGATAGTTGCCTTGATATGAGGTGGTTCAACACCTTTTATAGAGTCATATTCACCTGCAAGCACATGTATTATAGCATTATCTGTTTTTTTACTGCCTATCATATTTCCGGTAATGTCAAAATAGGTTGGATCAGTCATTTTTTCTTTTTGGGGCAGGTTCAGCCAAAGCTGTACGCCAAGCATATGTTTGCTGGCCTGGGGCATTTCCTGGTGCATGATACCACTGCCGGCAGTCATCCATTGGCTTTCGCCGCTGCGGATTGTTCCTTTATTGCCTAAACTATCCTGGTGTGTCATTTCGCCTTGAACAAGATAAGAAATAGTTTCAATACCTCTATGAGGATGGATTGGAAAACCCTTAATGTAGTCGGTAGGATTATGTGAGTCAAAAGAATCCAGCATTAAAAACGGGTCATAGTCCATTACTGTATCGTGGCCAAGTACACGGACCAGATGTACGCCTGCGCCATCAATTGTACGTTGTCCTGTAGTTAATTTTTTTATTTTTCTTGTAGTCATAAAAATCAGTCCTTTCTTGTAAAAAAATAGCTTCATAAGAATTCCAATGATTTTCTTGAAGTTTAATTTTACTTTCTGAATTAATCATATTAAAGAAATATGAATTAAGCAATGCTAAAAAACTTGAAAAAAAGTTTAAAATAATTGTTTTTAGAGGGAATGGCTTGTTTAGAAGCGTTATTACTCCTTATATCGAATCTAAAATGCTTTTTACTAATTGTTTCGATTATATTTTGGAAAATGTTGATAATAGTTACTTTTAGAAAATATTTTGAAAATAAAGTAAGAGGTTAACTTTATTGTCACACTTTTTTTAACGGATAGTGCTATAATTTACTACGTAAGACTGGAGGTTGATTATATGAGCAGTTTAAACAGGCAGTCTTTAGGTGAGGAAATAGCTAATGCCGTTTCACATGGCATCGGCGCACTGTTGGCTGTTCTTGGTACTGTTGTTTTGATCGTTTATGCATCCTATAACAGCAGTGTCAGCGGTATTGTCAGTGCGGCGATATATGGTTTTTGCCTGATTTTTCTTTATCTGATGTCTACAATATATCATGCTATAACAAACAGTACCGCGAAAAAGATTTTTCAGGTGCTTGATCATTGTTCGATTTTTCTTTTGATTTTAGGTAGTTATGTACCTATTTGTATTGTTTTATTACCGCCTGAGTTAGGTTGGAAGTTATTGGGGATAAATTTACTGCTGACAGTTGTAGGGATCACTCTCAATGCGATAAGTCTCAGCAGGTGGGAAAAACTGTCGTTGCTGATGTATGTGCTTATGGGATGGTCTGTTATTATTGCTTTGCCGTATTTGTGGAAAATGTTACCTGCAGATGGTCTAATGTTGTTAGTAAGTGGTGGATTAGCTTATACAATAGGAATTTTTTTCTATGCTGATAAAAAACATAAATTTATGCATTCAGTATGGCATTTATTTGTGATGACTGG